TCAGTGCCTTTGAACGGCGGCGTGCAGAGCTTCTTAACGAGCGCGCCACCTTTGTGATCTTTACGCATTGACGCGCCCATGAAACGACCGACATCTTCTAGCGATCCTGGCATACAGTTAGCGCGTGCCTGTGCAGAGGTGCAGTAGAAGCGATCTATAACCATCGGTATGCCGAGCACATGCGTGATAATAAGCCGCTCGAACGCGGCGTTGTGTGCGCAGATCTGTTGGTCATGTGCCTCAGATATTATCTTACGCATCTCCGACACGTTAGTTGTGACGTTGACGCTATCGTTGTTAAATGCAAAGGCCATGCACAAGATCTGCGTCGTCGGATGGCGAGCGTAGTTATATACGCCCGCCGTCGTCAGATCGCACTCGCTGCGCGTTTCGAAATCAAGCCAGATCATTTTGGCGCATCATATCTTGTGCCGATAGTCTGGCCGTAACGGTTGCTGTAATACATGCCATACTCATCGCCCACGCCCGCAGCGACCATGCGCCCATTGCGGTCGTAGATGAAAGTCTGCTCGCCGTAGTTCATCTCAGTGAAGGTCTCCACTTCTTGCGCCGATACAGTTGAAGTTAGTAAGAGTAGTATAATTAGAACTTCCATTTCATACCCCTTATTGCTTGCGCTGCGCTCTGACATCCAGCCCACATGAATTTACACTTAGCCGGATCCTCTGCCGCCGAAGCTGTCTTTGCACATTCTTCAGCAATAAAAGGTATCGCGGCTTTTAATGCAGCGACCATGCGATCAGTGCCTGTTTGATGTTTTTCATATTCAGCAAACATAGCTTCAATTATTTCTTCGCGGTTCATTTGTTTCCTCCCATGCTTTACGATATGCTTCAGAAATTCTATCAAGAACAAACATTATCTCATCTGGCCTTTCATTCTTTTCAGAGTATTCTTTAATGGTGAACAGTAAGTCTCCCATCAGTTGCTTTAGTCGTGCTTCTTCATCACTCATGTCATTCTTCCTAGCGTGATATTTTTCTGTGCGCGTATGTCCATGTTTGTGTATGTCCAACACTCGCCGGTCGTATCTATGAACACAACCCAAAACAGATTATATTCTGGGCCGTAATCAATAACCATATGCGCTAACCCTGCGCCTTTTGGCGTTAATACAGGTATCGGTGGATCAAGCTGAATAATCATCCGCCACACCTCACTTTATCTTTTGCTAGAGCTAATCTTGTTCGCGCTGCGCTTGGCGTAATGCTCAAGATCACAGCAATATCTTTACACTTGAAGCCTTTACGAAACAGATCATAGACCTGTTGTTCTTTGGGCGTTAGACGTGTTGCATCATTCCAAACTTTACGTTCGGTCATCTTCTTATCTTTCTGTTTGGAAGTTAACGGGGCGGCCCGATGTCACGCGAATACCGCCCCGCAATCCATCTAGGAGACGATCATACCTAGATGAATATCAGCTACGGCGGCGGCGCACCGTGCTTGCCGGTTCAGGTATCACATCCTCACCGGCGCTGCCGTCTAAGCCGATCCACTTAATGATCTTAAATACAGGAGTGTAAACACGACCATAAACCTTATGTGCGTAGTATTCACTACCAAGTTCTACCAGCGGCACAATCGCTTCAGGATCTGAGTCAGATTTATCCGCTACTTGGTGCATAAGCGCTGTTAGGGCGCGCTTACCACCAACTGACGTTGTTGAGAAACGCGCGTTTAACTCTTCATCAGAGCCTTGCACACATTTCACAGCCATGCCCAGTTGGTTTTCCCAACCACGCGCAGCGCCACTAGGAGGTGGCCCAAGATCTACCGAATCAAGATCGACATTTATCGGATACATCTTCTCAGCCAATACTTCGCCTTGTCCCCAAGCAATAAAGCCGTGGATGAAAGAAAAAGGATTGACCGCCCATACGCTAGTCTTGTCAATTTCAGTCTGGTCAGCGCCAACAACCCAGTGGCCGGTCTTGTCCATCTTGATAATTGCCGCGTTCATAGGCGCAAAGTCGGTTTTAACCGAACGCAACACCTGTGAAAGATTAGCTATTACGTTATGTTCAACATTAAACTTTACTAAATCGGACATTACTTCACCTGTAGTTTAAGTGTGGCAGCACGGATGTGCTTACCGAGTTGCAACACGGCTGGACGCGGATCTGACTCCGGCGCAATCGTGTTACCCGTTGAAACAGCGACGACGTGATCTTTCGGCAGTTCGAGCTTGTGTTTCTTCAACACCTTCTCTAGCTGCGCTGGCGATCTTAACTTCGTCTCTGTTAATTCATCAAGTTCCAGTCCCATTTCTTTAAGAGCTTCCAATGCGCCTTCGTCGTTAACCCACTGACGTGTGGCGCGCTTTGGCACAAGTTTAAATCCTGGGATGGCGATACTGTTCTCAAGCGCCTGTTGCGCCATCTCACGCACAGATTTGATCCAGTCTTCAACACGATCTGCGATAATAAGCGCATTGCTGTAGCCCTCCGGCGATATGCTGTTTAATTGTATCCGCAATGCGCGCTCTGTCTCGCCCGTCATTGCAGGGCAAATAGGTTTAGCAGGGCACCACTTGCAATGATCGCCAAGCGCCACAGGCGGATTAGGCCGTAGCGCCGTAGTCACAGCATCATACAACTCACGCTCAAACGCTTTGATGCGGCCTGGCGTAGTCAACCAACGCTTAACATATGGCGGCTGAACAATGACGCACTCTATTTCAGTAACGCCCTCGAACGCCCAACGGGCTTCGTCAGTCCGCATAGCCGCAGCGGCATAAAACATAAGCTGATGGTTCTCGACAGCATCCACCGCCACCCCATCACCAAACTTCCAATCGAGAACAACTGCACGATTGCCAATACGACCAATGAGGTCACAGGATCCGAATACGCCAGCTAAATACCCTCCGAAAGAGACGGAAACTTCTGTCTGAAATTCCATCTTTGTGTCAGGATCAATCTCATTCAACGCATCAAGGGCAGGGCGTAGTTTACGCTCAATGAGATCATCGCCAAGACCAAAGTCATCAATAGATGCACTGTGAGAGAGGATCTTGTCCATTGCGTCATGTAACAGTGATCCTTCCTCTGCATATTTTGATGATGGTCTTGGGGGAACGGATTGCGCCAGCTTCACTGAGCCAGGGCAGTTCATTACGCGCTTCGCTGTGGAACCGCCGACTATATCCGAGTGCATTGTAGACTACCTTTCGTGATTTGCATACTAGACAATTTATTACAGATGTGTCAATAAGTTTTTTATGACTGATTTGGAAAAAGACATTGAACGTTACTTTGTTAAGTCCGTTCAATCACTTAACGGCCTTGCGTTTAAATTTAACAGTCTGTCGAATCGTGGCGTTTCTGACAGAATTGTTTGTTTACCAAACGGCGAGACGTGGTTTGTAGAGTTAAAAAAGGACGGCGGCAAGCTGTCCGCGCTACAAAAATTATTTGCCGAAGATATGCGTAAATTGAATCAGCGTTATGCGTGCCTCTGGAATCGTGAACAGGTAGATAGATGGACTTACGACCGTATCAACATGAAGCCGCAGACTTTCTCTTCGCACGCGATAGAGCACTGATTCTTGCGCCTGTCGGCGCAGGTAAAACAGCAATAACATTAACCGCGATGACAGAAATGTTAGCCCGCGGCTTCGTTGATCGCTGGTTAGTGCTTGCACCAAAACGCGTTTGCACTGATGTTTGGCGACAGGAAGGGCAGAAATGGTGCCCTGAATTTGATATATCTGTTGCAGTTGGCACGCCAGCGCAACGCAAAGCCGCCTTTGACTCTGACGCCGATATAGTGGTGACGAACTATGACAATATTCCTAGCATTGATCCCACTACTTTTGACGGTTTGGTTTTTGATGAGCTTACGCGATTAAAAAACCCAAGCGGTAAAAGGTTTAAATACTTATTAAAAATCCTTGACAAGTTCCACATACGCTGGGGCTTGACAGGATCGTTTACGTCTAACGGTCTGGAAGACGTGTTCGGTCAATGTAAAGTCGTTGACCAGAAGCTGTTAGGCCGCAGCAAAGGCGCGTTCCTGCAACAGTATTTTTACTGTGTTAATCGTGACTATCAACAGTGGGAACCGCTGCCGGAAGCGCTCACACATGTCATGGCCGCGATCAAACCAGCGTCGTATGTGCTAGAGGCTGGCGAGTATAAAGATAAGTTGCCGCCGCTAAACGTCATACCAATGCGTTGCGATATGGATCTTGCGCCGTATAATAAAATGAAAAAGGATTTTGTTCTTGAACTTAATCAGACCATCAGCGCTCCAACGGCGGCGGTTGTTACGCAAAAGCTTCAGCAACTTGCCGGCGGCTTCATTTACGGACTGGATAAGCCGGAATGGATCGGATCCCATAAGTTTGATCTGTTGGATGAAATACTCGAAGAGAATCAACGAGCGAACACGATCATCGTTTACAACTACAAAGAAGAGTTAGCAGAACTTAAAAGACGTTATCCACAACTCTCTACTATGGATGACGCAAATGTAGTTGACAAGTGGAACAAAGGTGAACTGGAGATATTAGCGATTCATCCTAAATCCGCCGGTCATGGACTGAACCTACAGTTCGGTGGCAACAAGATTATTTTTCTGTCGCTGCCTTGGTCGCTGGAGCTGTATGAGCAAACCATCGGGCGCTTGCATCGCAGCGGACAAACAAAAGATGTCTGGTGTTACAATATTATTTGTGCTAACACCATCGATGAAAAGATCCAAACAGCGCTGAGAGACAAGCGCTCCATGTCCGAACTGGCGTTGGAGGAATTATGCACTGGCATGAACTGAATGAGAAATTACCCGATTTATCCGAAAAGGAGATCTACGATCTGCTTCAGGATGAACGCGCGAATGGGCGGCGCGCTTTTATTATGACCCGCTTGCATCAACGCTACAACATTCTGCGAGTGTTGCGCGAAAGAGAGGAATTGTTGAAAGATGCATACACCTACCGATCTTCTAAGACAGGCCGCTGATATCATCGCCGAGCGCGGTGAGACGTATGGCGGTATCGAAAATAATTTCCAACTTATAGCAGACTTGGCATCGTTGCGATTGGGGCGCGACATCCATCCGTTTGAGGTGGCGATTATTATGGTTTGCGTTAAGAATGCGCGGGCGTTTAATGACCCTACGCATCTTGACAGCCGCGTAGACGCTATGAACTATGAAGCGTTTGCAGCGCAGTTTGCTGCGGACTACATAGCACAGAAAGCTGATACCGGCGCGAACATCGGATATAAGAAGCGGACTGAGCTGAAGCCAGCTAAGATCGAACCGCTAAAGTCTACACGCCGCGCGGAGCTTGCCGTAATCGATGATAAACTGAGCCGTTTCGGTTCCACGGAGCCGCCGCAGTTCAGCGGCAACAGCGCGCTGTTGAGCGACTGAATACTGAGCCAGGGGAGGACAAGTTCCTTCCCTGACTGTCTGGCAGCTAGAAAGCGCCGTTGTTGAGATCAGAAATAGTATCGTCAACGGTTTTAGGGGCCATAACGACATTAGTCTGTCTTTCTTTTAACTTAGCCGCAAGATCCATGCGACGCACGACTTCCTCGCGCCGGCCTCGATCATAAGCATCAGCGATTAACATTTTAACGCCGCCATAGAGCACCGTTAAAAATAAGCCAATTAAGATAGCAGTTGTCATGCGCCCGTGACGTTAAAATCTTTAGCGCCGATAAGGCCGATAGCAATCAACGCAGCTTGAAGCGAAGGCCAGTCAAGCGTCTTGGTTTGCCACGCGTTGAAAAGGACACCAACGAGCGTGATGATTCCTGGGATAGAGGTTTTCCAATTCTTAAGCATCAGTTACAGTTCCTTGGTTGAGTGACTGTACAATGAAAAATATATTTAGCCGGCGCGCAGCCAGACAGTAAAAGGCAAAGTAAGAATATCCGCATAGCGCT